TCATAGTAAAAGAATTATTAGAAGCAACATATTTCCAAGTTGATTCTGTATCACTAAAATCTAATGTTGAAGTACCAACATTAAAATAATCCATTTCTACGTTTGATGTATTTCCATAAGCACCGTTGCAATGTACAACCATTTTTGCGAAATTGGTGTTTCCACCAGCACCTATTGTAAAATCTGCACGCTTCATCCTAAATGTTAAATATTCATCTAGATTAGTTCCCCACCAATTTGAATTTTGTGGTCTATAAAGTGAACCTATAAAACTCGGTTTAGAAATTTTAGTATCATCTGTTCCGATAGCAGTAAAACCTTCTTCCGCCAAATGTAATTTATAATCTGTACTATTTGTTCCTACTACAAGAGAATACTCATTTGGTGCCAAATAAACTGGAGATTCAAATGTAAATGTTGTATAAGTCAAAGCAGATGCTGAATTTGCTATTGCATTAACATTAACAAATTCTGGAGTTAATGTTACTTCACTAAATGGTAATATTTTAGAAGAACTTGGAAATCCATTAACAACCGGTCTTACTTGTAAAGTTATAGGTAAATATACATCTTTTGCAGAGAAAAATAAATCAACGCTTCTTATGAATATTCCTTTTGGAAAATTCTGTGGATCTACAAAAAATGTTTGTGCTATAGGATTTAACCAATTTGTTTTTTCTGTTTCTCGAACAGTAGTATCGGTGAAAAGTTTTTCTTCATTTGCTACTTCTCTACGAATAATTGCCTCTCTTGTAGAAACATATTCTGCTGAATGAGAATCTAATACACCTTTAGCTGACCATTTTGTTTCAGCTACTGCGACAGTAGCAGCAACATTGTCTAAACTACTATCTGTAATTCTAAGAAGATTATCTCCTGTTCTAAATACACCATCTTCTATGAATACTTCTCCGGCCATTTGACCATTTTTATCTGTTCTCATAATACCATTAGCTGCACCAAGAGAGTATTTTGAAGAGAGTGTAATAGTTGCAGTCGCGGCACTTGTACCACCCGTAATAGTATTTCCTGTAGCAAATACATGAGTTACATCTCCAATAGTATCAGCCATTACTTCTCTTGTACCAATAGTCATTCCATTTGCAGCACCATAAGGACTTGCTGTAGTAGAAGAAACATTACCAGATACATTAGAAATCAAAACTGTAGCTACATTAGAAACTACATCCGTTGTCATTAAAATTGTACTATGATTATTTGCCGTATCAACAAGTGTTTCACCCACTTCAAATGTACCATCTATACTTCCTAGAAGTAGTGATGTCGCGGGTCGTGTACTTGCTCCAACATCAGTTGAACCAAAAAATGTATATACATTTGTAAGAGGACGTAATCCTTTTGCAAGAAATTGTATTCTTTGTCCATTTATATAAGGTCTAACTGTAGTATCAACGATTTTCTTTCCTACAGTTTTAAGAATGGCATCTGGTGGTGTAGGTTGTATACCTATTCGTGTTTTAGCATCATCTAATTCTGCGGTCATCCTTTTTTCTTCATAAGTCTTTCCGTTAGATTCTGTTCCTAGAATAGGGGGTTCAGTTTTTTCTATACCTTTCCAATTTGTTTCCCAATCATTGAATTGCGAACCAAAACCTTTTCTTCCTCCACTTAATTTCCAATTATCATGTTGTCCTTCTAGATTTGTCACAATCTCAGGTCTAGCATTTTGAGAAAACCAAACATCTGATGATGGATATGTTTTTAAGTTTCCTACAAAGGTAACAATATTAAATGGATTTGTTACAACTGTATTACTTGACATGGGTTGTTGTATAAAATCTACATCAGTATAAGGAAGAGTAATTAAATCTCCAGTTTTTGTCACGTTATTACTATATGACACATCATACGTAAATTTATGATTATCATAATAATATCCCGGTCGCATTTCTTTAGACGCATATTCTACTGAAATATTATAATCATCATTTAAAACATCTCCAACAGAATGGCCGCTAAATGAATCTATTAATATTCCATTTTTAAATGCAATTCCCTGACTGGTAGAAAAACTCCTTGCTGCAGTTTCTTTTTCTAATAAAGATAATGAAGTACAATATTCTAATCTTTCGATTCGTTTTTCTAATTTACCAATATCACGCATAGAAAATGGTTTATTATCAACATATCGTGTAATTACATCAGAAAGATTAAAAGTATATGCTGGAATATTTAATGAATACAATGTCATTGAATCTTCATCATCAGGAGGTGTCACAGGATTTAATGAAGGTGTACCTTTTAAAATTTTAAATTTTCGATCTTTAGTTAATGTGATTTTATCTACTCTGGGAAGATAATACTGAACATCAGCCGTTAACGTACCACTTGGTAAAGGAGTTGGTATTGCTTCAAGTGCAGCAGTATTTGCTCTAAAATCATTAGATTCATTTTCTCTTCGGGGTCTTAAATCTATACAGTCTCTTAGTTTAAATGTCTCACCTGATGAAGGACTAGTAAATTCTGGTATTGTCGTATAATCAAATGGTTTCGTACTTGCGACATCTTTTTGATTCCATACTCCGGCTGTAGGATAAGAATCGACTGAATGATATCCCACTGCTCCATCCCATTCAAAATAATCCACCACACATACCATTTGTCCAATAGGGCCAGGATAACCAGCTTTCAATTTAATATTTGCATGATCATAAAAACCATCTCTTTGACCTGTATCAAATTCGTACATGTGAGTAATATCATGTGCAGATAAAGTCATCATTGTATTTGTTACTGGAATAGATTCTACTCCAGAATCAACAACTTTTACTAAATTAAATGCATCTGAAACAACAAGTTCATCCGTAGCAGTTTGTGTTAAATTAGGAGCTGTGAAATAAAATTGTCCACTATTTAAATCTGTTACGGGAAGTCCGGCTGCATAAGAACCTAAATGAGAACCGTTACCTGAGACTAAAGATTTTGTTCTTGGACCCGGCTCTTTTCTTGTTGTAGAACTTGAAGCACAATATATAATATCTGCGGTAAATGCAGAAGAAGTATTACAATGTATTTCTACTGTATGTTTATCTACAGCGACGGCAACAGGTCTAATAGAAGCAGCAGCGTCATCTTGGGCACCAAGGTCTAACCATTCACCATCAATTAAATCTCTTGCTATTGCGCTATCATTACTAGGAATAGAAGTACCTGAAGATACTGCATTAACAAATGTTTGTGCAGTAGTTACTGTTCCTCCATCAGCTTCCTTAACAACTACAATATATCCTTCTCGTGCTTGTTTATGAGTTAATGTTCCAGATTTTGGAAGAAATTCATAATTAGGATTTGATAAAGTTATTGTAAATTTACCTGCAGCATCAGAAGTAAGATTTGTTTGGACTAGTTTAAACATATAGTCTACCGTATTTGCTGTTATCACCGTTGCTTTAACGGGACTTTGTGGCAATGAGTAAACTAAAGAATTTATATTTGAATCATTTAATAAACATTTTCCAGTATCAACTCCACCAACTTTTCCTGTGGATGCAATATCAGCATAAGAATTTATAGTAGCAGCAGCACCTGGAAGAGTTATTGAATATTCTGCAACTGTGATTGATTGAGTATCTGCGATAGTAAATGCTATATCATAAGTACTATTCGTAATAGTGGCTTGAGAAATTGCCGAATTAACAGTAGCCCAATGTCCCGTAGAATTAGAGACATATGTATCTATTGATCTAAGGTCACTAGTACTATCAATTCCATTAACAGTATTAACAGTAATAGTTGATCCAAGATAGGTATTATTCACATAAGAAGTAGATGCGGTATCTAGTTGAACTATTGTTTTGTCTGCATTTCCAGCTCCAACTGTACCTCCAACTGAATTAGAAGTATCAATATCATAAAGATATGTTCTATAATTTGAATGATTTGAATCGGAAGCTGATGTATTTCCAGTAGAAGAATCCCATTTTAAACTACGGACTCTTGCGGTACCAGTTTGAGTTGCCAAATATTCTGTATTACTTGTTACATTAATATTTACAGATTTTACATTATGTAAATGAAGTATTTCGTGTGTACCAACATCAAAAAATTTATTCATATTATCAACTACAACATAATTTCCGACTTCAACTCCAATACCATAATCAGAATCTATATCAGTATCACGACCTTTATCAATATCAAGAAATTTAGTAGAGACACTTTCATATTCATAACCATCAATTTGTGCTTTTCCTGAACTTACTCCTGCTTGAATTTCGGATTCATTATAAATTTTTAATCCGGATGTTCCAGCATCAAGTGTAGAAGTAACTGTTAATCTTGAATTATTTGCTATTGTACTAACTTCAGCACATGTGACATTAGACCCCAGATAAATTTTATCACCTATATTCAACTCTGTAGTAAACCGTGTATTATTTCCATATACACTTGTTCCAGCAAGTCCTGCATTTGCAGTTTCTCCTGATAATCCTCTATTTGGTTCCAATTTCAGGTCAAAAGGCGTTATAGTAAAGTCACCTGATTTTTGATGTGCTTTTTTAGTAAGGGTTTTTTCAATTGCGGTATAGATAGGATATTCAACCGCTTGATGTTTAATTCCATCAACAATTTTTAATAATTGTATAAAATTTGGATCAGCAACAGCTGCGATTGGATCGGCAAGATCAATTTCTTTTTTAACCAAAGATAATGCTATATCAAGTCGAGTTGCACCAGGTGCAGCATAGTTAAAAGATCCATCTGCAGGATCTAATAATGACATATCATCATCACTTGTTTTAACTGTTTCTGCTATTTCTAATCCAATTCTGCCAGAAGGTGTAGTATTAGCAGTATCTAGAATTAGAGTATTTGCAACACAAAGAACAAAATTACCATCAAGGAAGAAAACACCATTATCAATACTAACAACAGAGCCGTTTGCAACAGCATTAGACATAGCGGAGGGTCCGTCTAGACTAACAGTTGTTGCATAGACTTCTGATTCAGCTGGAGCTACAACTTCATCTTGTACTATTTCGCCGTCAACAAAAATATCACCACCCAAATAGTGAAACATTAAAATAGGTTGTAACAGATTAGTAGGTGCCTGAGACGCTACAATCCTTCCTCTTGCATTAGAGGTTTCACCTATAACAGTTTTTCCTATAAAGGACGCGGCATTTATATTAGTGCCGAGATATTGCATCTCTAGTTGAAGCGAATGTACATCCGTATCTAATGTTATGTCTCCACCTAGAACTTTACTACCATTTTTAAAACTGTGAGCACCAACCCGTTCTATTTGCTTTTGTAAAGCAGTTTGTAATTGGGTTAGCTCCCTCGCTTGGATTCCATAACCTGGCTTAAAAAGTATGCGATAATATCCTTTGGTTTCATCATAATCATCATAATACGGCGTAACATTAAAATTAGTAGATAATGGCATTTAAGTATTCCTAAATTAATAATATTTTAATTAAATTGTCACAAATTCATTAAAATTCAATTATCAGTTTCACATCTTCGATTTGGTCATCAGCTCTTGTTACTGGTGAACGGTTTTCAATATAGAGAACATCTCCGGAAAACCTTTCCAAATCTCCACCTACTACAGCTGAAGTATTAGCTTGAGCTCCACTTGGTGCAGTGATTGTTTCATTTGCACGGAATGATCCTGTAATACTGTCATATCCTGCGGTAGTACTTGATCCCATAGTAACATCTACTAATCTAATAGTAGTATTACCCTTAAAATCAATTACTCTACCTTGTGCTCCCGAAAGTGCACCGGTAACTACCTCATCTTCTGCAAACGCAGTACTATTCCAAGTTTGTATAGTAAATGTTACTGCTTGGTCTATAATTGTTGCGGTAGAAACATCACCATTGGCATAATTTGGTTGTGCCAAAAGTCCGATCTTACGGAAATCGTTATTAGTAGTGAAGTTACCAGATTCTCCATATTCTAAACGGCTATTAACCATTACGAAAAATCCGCCAAGTTCTTCAACTGCATCATCACCGTGACCACCTCTTGGCCCGATAATAGGATCAATTGCTCCACCGGCTCCACCATTTGATGAAAGAGTGGCTACTGCGTTTCCATAATTATTTCCTCCTGCTACAACAACCACATCTCCGATAACTCCGGATACAGTATTAGTAGTTCTAACATTAGCACCGTGTCCATCACCCGTAATAGTAACAGCGGGTCCGACAGAATATCCATCTGCATCTGCTGGAACTACAGCACCGTCAAGTGCGGGTGTCCAAGTTACTACTTGAGTAGCAGCATCATAGGCTGTAATTCTTCCTCCGAGACCCGTAGATCCACTTCCTCCATCTGATGTGAAAAAGATATCACTATCAACAAGGTCGTCTGTTGCTAGGCCGGATCCTACAATTTTAGCGGTAGTAGTGGTTTCTACATATCCTGATTGTACTGCTCCCGTTTCGAACTTATAATTTGTTCCACCGGTAGTAACATGAGCTATTTCAACAGCTCCATTACCTGAAGTATTAGCAGCAAGCTCAACATCATACTGTTGTGAAGAATCTGTAGTATTTGCGGCCGCAAGGTTAGCTTTACGTACACGCTGAGTTGGCATATAACTTGGTGTTACAAATTTCAAAGCTCGTGAAGCTGAAACTTGATACATAAATTTCCATTTATACGCATCACCTGTAGTAATAAAGGATGTTCCTGTTCCCGAAGGTTCGGTAGTAGAAGTTCCTCCTGCATTATTATTAGCAAGACATTTATATACGTTATAATCTGCTGTTATTGTATAAAATGTTTGGTCAAATAATGTGTTATTTGCATGTGTATATGCAAAGTAATTCTGTCCTGAAGTCCAGTTATATCTTGGGACAACGTGACTAACATCTGCCGAACCTATCCTCTTAGCTGCGATCATATCGCGCCAGTGATTATAGACAGTATTAGATACTGAATCGGTAGGTGTTGGGGGTTGGGTATCATCTGCCCATGGGGTTACTTTACCAATAAAAAGATACATATTGGTCGTCAGTAACCCAGTAGGATCCGCAACAGCATCACCAGAGGTGGCTGAGACTTCATCAAATGCCTCTACAAACTGTTTTGCATTATGAATCCTAAATTTATTGGTTACTATAGCAGGCATTTTATTGCTCCTTCTGAATTATATTAATGTTAATGTTAAAAATGTCCAATCTTAAGTTGCTTATTATATTTATACAACTAATAATATTAGTCCATCCTTATCGACTATTAAAACCCGCGATTTTTGCGGTTGTTTCGGTTTCTGTTGCCATTTTCCAGAAAGGTACGATATCAGTTCCGTCCAAACTGGCCCTATGTACACTTAGGGTTGTGTCATCTGTAATTGTCTTTATTCTATATTCAGCGGCTTGTGTTAATAATATTCTAGTACCATCTTCCCAGATTAAGTTTTCTTGCCACCAGACGGTTTCACTAGCTACTACTCTATTTCCTACACCTCCGGGATTAGGAGTATTGACTTCTAATTCTATTTCTTCTTCCGAAATTGAATCCTCACCAACTAGATAATAAGAACCCGGAACATCCGTTTTAGTTTCTTGATCCCAACCAGTACCGACATGATAATTTCCGTGATGACCTTGTGTTTCTTCTGTTGCAATAAACCATCTAATTTCAGACAGCGTAATGTTGTCTAATGCTCCTAAGGTTGCATCATCGCTATATTCTATCAGGCCATCAAGAGTAACATCTTCATGTTCTATTCTGTCATTAGATTCCATAACTATACCCTCATCATCTTCTATAATTACACTTTCTGCGTGGGTTTGAATTAAATCATTTGTAACAAGTTGAGATGTAAATAAAGTATTTGTTCCAGTTATGGTTGTGCTACCACCGGCCATCTCAATTTGACCCGTCATTCCCGCAAATGTAGTAAATGCTGAACCGGATCTTTGTCCTAATGATATTGTATAATTTAAATTAATTCTGTTCCATAATCCATATGATTCCTCTAATTCAAAATAATCTCCTTCTGCAGAAGTTGCTGATTCAAGCTGTAAATGTATATGATCAGATGCATATATTGGTGGTAAATGAACTTTAGTAGCTTGTGCTGTTTGAATTTGAGTATCTGCCATAGGAGAAAGATGAGTCGTACGGACATGTATTGAGGATCCCCACCCAGTTAAAAGAAAAGTTTCTCCTCCTTCTGTAACTATTTCTTCTCCATCTTCCATAACTAATGGAGTAGGATATGTTGATACCTGTGTTTTAATATCATCATTCCACCATGCGGGTCCGGTCAACATTATTGGATGGTGTATAGACATTAACTCCCAATACTGGTTAAATTTTCCAATACGACCCGGATGATTCATGTTGAGTCCTGGCCCGGAAATTATACTTCCTGCTTCTCCATAATTTTGTCTATATGCATCACCATCTAATTGTCGGTCTTCACCAAATTTTCCTAGGTTACCACGATTTAGAGGATCGCCTGTGTGGTTTACACCATCTAAATATTTTTGACGAGCTCCACGTGCACGTCCAACTTGACATCCGAAATTCTGATTACCTATTATTCTTTCACCCCAAACTTCTATAACCTGTCCTTTTGCTTCTATCAGTTTATAGTTACGCATTGGATTATCGGCAGTTATTCCCGATTTATCTATCATGAGTAAATCAGATCCTCTATAGAATGCTCTAGGATAATCATCTACTTTCCATTTTGTTCCGAGTCCCCAATTTATATCCAAATCATCATCTTCAAAAACAAGATGATCACCACCTTCTTCAGTCATAAAATGCCAATTGAAAAAAGTACGATCAATAACAAGTGTTTGAATATAAGGAGGAGGCACATCACCAGACGCAGTCAAAGCTAATGCGCCTTCTATCGGAGGAAGCTCAAAAATAATTTGACCAAATGGATCTTTTACATGATCCTCTTCTGTAAGTAATAATGAAAAGTTCCGATCCTGTACTCCCTCATCTCTTAAACGGGTATATCCATCTTCCATCAAAAAGTGCCAACCGGTCGATTCTTCAAGATCAAGATGAACATCTGGCCAAGGATATGCATTCCATATATCAGGTCCTCTTTCCATTACAAATCTTGATAATTCAGTACTCTCATCACCTTCTTCAATAAGATGTGAACCATCTTCTAACGTATATAATAAATACAAACTTTCATAAAGATCAAACTGAATTTCATCAAGTGATCCTTCACTTGGTAACTTGTCAGTATCTAAAGTAAGCTGTCCACCGTCTTCTAAACCAAGATCCGAATTATCTTCATACTGTATCCAACCTTCACTCGCACCCAAAATACTCGGTGGTGTTAAAACAGCGGTGTCTGCTGTACCAAATGGTGGATGTGCCAAATCAAATACATATTCAATTTCTCCAAATGGTCGTAAAACATGTTCAGCTTCAGTAGAATGTGAGCCCGGCTCTTTGTTCTCTAATATAAATCGAGACAATTTAGAAGCCTCATCACCTTCTTCTATAAAATGTGAATCATCTTCTAATTTTAGATTGTATCCTGCTTTTTCATATAAATCAAATTCTACTTCTCCAAGTGGTCTCTTACCATGCTCGTACTCAGTAGCCAATAAACCGGGATGGTTATCAAGTATTACAAATCTTGCTAATGGACTAGCAGTTTCATCTCCTTCTTCTATAAAATATGTTCCTTCATCTTCTAGCATTAAATTCTGATTTACAGAATCATATAAATCAAATTCAACTTCTCCAAATTCTGTTCTAAAATAATCTTCCTCTGTAAGGAATAATTCTGTTTCGTGTGGATTTTCTGAAATTATACGTGTGTGTCCATCTTGCAACAAAAAGTTCCAACCAAAATTTTCTTTAAATTCAAATTCAATTTCACCGACCGGTCTTAGAACATGTTCAGCTTCCGTAGAATGTAAGCCTGGATGTCTATCCTCTGTTATAAATCTAGATAGTGGTCTAGATGTTTCATCACCTTCTTCAATAAGATGTGAACCATCTTCCAAGAATAAACTATATCCGGCATTCTCATATACATCAAAAGTTACTTGAGTTTCCATATAAGGAATACTAAGAGGTTCATGGCCAAGATGACCTCGTTCATAACTCCATTCAATTCCTTCTGTATCATCCTCTAAGGAAATATATCTTGTAGGACCCATTCCAACTTGTCCACCATGTGCTTCATGTAAGACATATCCATCTTCATGTAATCCTGTATCTGGATTAATATGATCTTCCAATAAAAGATCACTACTAAAACTCATGTCAATGGAAACTGTTCCAGAATCATATTCAGGAAATTGTATTTTCGGAAGTAAATAGGTATCTCCTTCTTCCAATGTAATCGAATAATTATAAATTACACCATCGATGAGTTCATCTTCTTGAGTAATAGTTCCTTCAAAAGGAGATTCATAATTTTGGGAACTGACTCTCCAAACATTTGCTATTGATTTTGTTTCTACTTTTAACCAACTACCACCATAAGCAGTTTGTGCTACAGCTTCAACTCCTTCACCCGGATCGCCTCTTCCTAAAAAGACAGTATAAGTATTCGTGTCAGGAACAGTTTGAATTACATATTCACCATTAAAATAATCGGTTGTTGCTCTTGTGATTTGTATTATATCACCCGTTTCATGGCTATGTTCCAACTCAGTAATATCAGCCATAGGTAATGTGGCTTCTATCAAAATACCATAATCTGCTCCACCAAGATAACCTATAATATTTTTATCTAATATGAAATCCATATTCGGAATCATATTAATAAGATTTAATGTTTTGGAGTCATGATTATATCCAGCAACAGTAGCTTCTCTAACTCTAGTAAAATATGAAGTACCTTGGTATACGGTTTCACCTATTTCATATTGTTCACCATTTCCTTGAGATTCATCCATTACATATGTTAACATAGAAGCAGATGAACGTATCATCTGCTGAACATCTCTAAAATCTTCTCTTTTTATTTCTACATTACCTCTATGCTCAATTCTTCCATCCATTGCATGGTGAGGAACATCATGTGTATAAATTTCTACATGTGGCTGATAATCCGTTTTAATTTCTGCGTTAACAAGTATTTGACGCGTCAAAATAATAGGATGAAATCGAGGAGTATGAAGATGTAAATAATCTGGACGACCGAATTCAAATCCTGAATCATCATAATTATCCACATCTTTCGGCCTACCGGGACCCTCACGGCCTTCTGTTCCAGCATGATATCCAGATGAAAAAAGTTCAGCAGAGGCTTTAAGAATTATTGCTAATTCACCAAACATTTTCATACCGGCAGGATGTACTATTCTATCTACATGTGCACGGTATTTTGTAGTATCAATAGGGGCTTTTACAACATAAGAAAAACTTTGATAATATCTACTATCTTGTATTTTAGGAGCATCATCTAATCGTCCTTGTGTACCATAATATTTTCCGGGATATTGAGCAAAGGCTCCTATCACGGCGGTCATTTGTGCGTTATTATCTCCGTCTCCAGCTAAAACTTTTGGATTACTTGAATATCCTGCTCCAACATCATTAATGGCCACAGATTTAATTGACCCTGCTGCAATACTAGAAACTTCTACTACCGCATTGTTACCTTTTAATGAGGTATCTGTAAGAGAAGCATTTGAAGAATCTAAGTATGCAGTTTTTACAAATTTTGATGAAAGATTTCCTGATATTTGTGCTGCCGTGAAGTCTTCTGAAATTGTATAACTATAACTATTAGAATCTATAGGAGAGGCAGGAAAAATTCCATTGAATATTTCATCAGCGGCGCCTTCAATTTTAATTTTATTATCTTTTGTTTTTGTATGTGCTTCTTCTGTTACTATTACTGTTCTAAAACCAGTTCCAGTTGCCACAGCCGATACACTACTATTATCACCATAAGTTGCCGCAGGATTATATACAATAGAATATAATTCAGCTGAACCTATAGTGTGAGAATCTTCTACTGTGATTGATGTAGCATTAGTATATCCTGTTATAGTTGTTGTTTGCTGATTAGCATACGTAAGAGTTCCTCGTATTAATTCATTAGGAAAAATTGTTTCTCCAGAAATTCCTGTAACAACATTACCTGATTGTGTAATTGTTCCAGTAGAATATATAATTAAATTTGCCCCATCATATGCTGTAATACGATCACTTCCAACATCTTCACCAAAAGTACGATCTCCATCTTCATTTAAAATAATAAAATCATCTTCCATTAACATGAAAGTGATAGAATCTTCTGGATAAATACGACTACCATCTTCAAAAACTAGTTTATCATTAAATCCGGATGCGGCTGGTGATCCCTCCTCTAAGAAATAAGAATACGTTCCCGTAAAATCAGAAATAGTTAACATATCTACTCGTAGAGTAGTATTTCCATTTACAATATTCCTTCTCATATAACCTGTTTGACCAGGCTTTTCTACATATGTTCCTTCATTTTCAGTACCTATAGACCTAGGATAAGTTTGTTTTCCGGGTTCGTCAAACCAATCTAATACTACTCCTCTTGATTCATAATTATCAGTATAGATAATTTCATTAGCTGCAAAATTATTTGCATTTGCACCATACGTAAGAGTATATGTTTCCGGAACTGGAACACCTGTACTTGTTTCCATATTTAATGAAGTAGAACTAATTACAGAAGTAACATAATCTTCATATCCGTTAGCATATGTTATATGTAATGGATTAGAATTAGCATCAGGAAATGTTCCTCCACTTAATGTGAGAACTTGTCCTACTTGTGTTACTGTTCCAGTACTGTAGGAATGTAAATTAACATTGAGCAAGGCGTTCATATCGCCTGTATGCTCCAAAGAATTTGACAATCCTATCATAAAATTATTAGCAACAGTAATTATAGGTAATCGTTTATAACCAGTACCACCATTAGTAATTGCTAAAGTTTCAATAGCACCGAATTCATGTTCAGTATAAGTTAATAGTGGAGCTACATTAAAGGTAGTATTGACTTGATTTTGAACATAACCACCTCCTACTGCAAAGGCGTCGCCTATAACAACTTGAATACCCTCAACATTTCCAGGAGTATTACCTATATCAAAAGTAAATCCTGTATGAGTTAATGCTGCATCACTACCATTGGAATTTAATGATCCCCAAAGTACATTACGTGAAGTGTCATATAGAATAACAGTATCATTATTTGAAAAATTAGTTATAGTCTTTTTTCCTAATTCATCAATGTGCATTGAATTAAGAGTATATAAAACAAGATCATTATTAGCTCCTACAACCGTCGCACTAGGAGCACCTGGAGTTTGATCTGCATAATAGATATTAAAATCTTGTCCGCTTCCTATTGTGTGTACATCTCTAGTATAGAGTGTAGTTGTATTTCCTTGACCCGCAATGATATTATTATTACCATTTGCATAAGTAAGTTTTCCACCTATAATAAATTTTGTTTCATCTACTGTTATTGGACCGGAAAGAGTAACAGTAGTACCAGATTGTGTTAAGTTAATTCCTACGCCTGTTTCAGTAAAAACTCTAGTACTATCGAGTTTTGACTGTCTTCGGATAAGATCACCTACTTTGAAAAACTGTGAAGTAAAAAATGATCCCGATACATCAAAAACTGCACCCGAATTTTCTTTAATTCCCGCGGTGAATCTAAAAGAAGAATTAGAAAATAAAGCTTTATTAATATTATTTGAACTAATTGTTTCGGTTTTAATACCTTGGACAGGATTATCATTTTTTTGAGCTTTTCCTGTAGGAATAATAGTTCCTACCGTAGCGGCGGCACCTTCTCCTCCCGTACCTCCATCAATAAAATCTAATCGGTCACCCACAAAATAACCATCACCAGAATCAACTATACGAAAACCCTTAAGAATATCATCTACAGTATCAACAACCTCTGCTCTCGCATCTGCTCCGCCACCTCCAATAAATTGTACTGTATCACCTACTACATAATTACTTCCTCCATACTCAATAGTTACTTCTTCAATAATACCTGTACAGTCTCCAAGTCCCGTTTGATTATTAGCATCAGGTGCACTTTCAACTTTTTCATGTTTTGAAAAGTACCCCAACTCTCCGGATCTATTTACACCCTTAGTGACCTTTGACAAATATAATTCAGTAACTTGAACCGCACCAACCATTTTAGTAATAGTTTTTTCTACTATAGCTGTTGCGTTAGAGGTATGTCCTCTAATTTCTTTTCCTTCAAATATACCAATATTATTTGCAGTATCTGTTAAAATTTTAACTGTTTTATCTTTTGTCCATTTACCGTCTGACAATCTCATCATATCATCTTTAGGATAGTAATAATCTACTTCCTGTGATGCAAAGATTGCTCTAAATAACCAATCGTAAGAAGCCTCGCCACCTTTCGACCGATATACTTCTTTCATTTGTTTAAGAAGCATTCTCCGATCTGTTGCTGCTTGTTTTGGAACATGAGTATAAAATTCTTTCTTCCAAGAATCATCAATAAGACCCTCTAATGTTCTATCAATATCCGCAAATTCACTTAATTCTTTTGTAGCAGCAACTGGGCCCCTTGTTCTAAAACCTTCTACAGAACCATCAGGAAAAACTCCTGCTAAAACACCGTTTGCAAAGGTAGTCCAAGCACGAGAATCTACTCCTGTAAGTTCTTCTCCGTATGTGAAATTGGTATTAGTGGTGGGCTTTAAATAGGCAATAGTTTTTCCTGATACACCAGTAACAACTGCTTCTGCATCAGTAGTATTACCGTAAACAGTTTCACCTATTATAAATGATAATTCATCATCTTTTGTAGTATCTCGTTCTGTTTCTAATTGAATACGATGATTTACTACTGCACCTTCTAGAACACGCGGATCAAAATGTTCATTCTTATTGCCATCTGGCATCAATTCAGTATTTATTTCATCTTCAAAAATCCAGTAGTCTGGCTCTATTGAGGCGTCATCTATCCCCTCTTGTACAAGTTTATATTCATTAAATGCTATTCCTTCAAAATAAACCTGATGAGATTCCATAAATTCATAATACTTCTCAATGAAGAGTTTCATCTTCGGATGATCAGCAGTTATAAATTCAGGAACAAGAGTTTCTATTAATGTTGAAACATCTTGTCTTTCTTTTATTTTTTTCTCATACGCCATTTATTTTGTCTCATATCCAGTACGGAGGGTAGAACCATCTACAGTACTATGTACTCCAGAAATATATGTTCCAGAAGGAGAATCATCTAACATAGTAACATTAATATCATTATCTTCCATTAATAAAATTTGTTCCCGTACCGGTTTAATATCTGATGATGCAGGAATAACAGAAATGGTCATAGGTTCAGTATTTCCGGTGATGATAGTCCCTATAGCTTCCGGTAAAAATCCAGTAAGATTTACTTGACCAACTGAATAAGTAACTGTTCCTACATTATTTGCAACAAGAATTCTTTCTAATCCAAATTTTCTATATACTTGAATATATCCATTCTCATCTTGAAATCTACAATCTTCCCATACAGTATTTGCGTTGTCACGATATGTAAATTTACTACTTGTAATAGATCCCCAGAAAGTATTAGAAGGATGATATATTTCATTAGAAAATTTTAAAGTATATGCCGCAGTAAGTCCTATTGCAGGATAAAGATATCTTTTTAATGATATAGCAGTTTGATTACTTGCAATAGAAATTTCTGATTGGTCTATCAATCTAACCAAATTCGAATATCGAAAAGCCTTATCAAAATCTTTTAAATTTGTTGCACTAAAAGATTTAATTGTAGATGTTATAGTCGCTTTAAGTGCTGCTTCACTATTAGCTGTTAAAGAAGAATCATATTTTGCCGTAGTATCAACTCCCAAATACATATAATCTGGATCAACAACTACAGAAGTTACACCAACAACATTTCGTTTAGATAATATTGCCTTTTCAATACGAGATTTTGCTGCTGAAGATAAAACATTTCCTTGTCTTGGTTTAATTGCAACATATACTTTTCCATAAATGGGTGGATCACTATCTTCTCCTCCCCAAGCTACTACAGATTGTGCAGCAGGATAATCCCTTTTAATTAAACTAATATAATCATAAACTGTAACACATCTATTTTGCGCGTCAAAATTTTTAGGAGCATTAAATTTAATCTCTTGTATATCAGCCGAGGCTGCTCCACCTCCAGCTGCATCAACAGTAACTATTTTAACATTTGAATATCCACCAACATCGGCTACAGTAGTGAAATTTTTACATCCATTTGTAGCAGTTGTGTCTGTTACTAATCCCGCTAATGTAATAATATTTCCATTTGATACTTCTTTTCCTAATATTCCATCTCCAAATTGTACTTCATATAATCCCTCATCCACTTCATCTAAAAAATAATGTCTAGAAGTAGAGTTAACAGTAGTAATATCATTTGCTAAATCATACGCGAATGATGCCGATTCTGTTTTAGAAGTTTGTACAGTTACCGTTAATGTATCTGTATCAATATTTGCATTTGGAAGAAGATATCTTTGGTCTACATCGGCAGTTTCTGCTGTGTATCTATATGAAATAGGTATTCCTTGTGTTAATTCAACATCAGATACGGTATAGATGAGATTAGCATTAATATTAAGTGCATGTGAATTAGAGGTACACCAAATATAATTAATACCATCAACATCTCCTTGAAATTGTGTAAATCTTGGAATAGTTATAACCGCAGGATTACCCATTGGAGTAATCGTAAGGTCTACTACCGCCTTTGATCCTTTTGCTGAACGTGGTAAATATCCTAAATGTTTTGCTTTAGCAACTACTGAATTTCTAAGTGTAGCAGAATCTAAAAACATTTCATTTGCTACCATGTTGGCATAATATGCATTATAATGTGTATTATATGCGAGTACATCTAAAAGAACATCAAAGGATGACCCTCTAAAATTATAACCAACAAATTCATTTTGATTCTGTAAAAAACCTATAAGATTTTCCTTAATCTGAGTAAAATCTAATTCTGATACATTAAGCTTTCCTTCTACGCTAGCCATGTCGTCCTATGTCCTTTCCAAATAGACTTCAGTTGATGCCGTTTCTGAACTATTGTCTGGTTGATATTCTATATAAATTTGATATGCATTGTCTTCTTCCATACGAATAATATCTACCTTTTGTACAATTGCTCTTGGTTCATATGTGTCAATAGCATGTTTTATTGCACTGGCTAATCTTGAATCTGTTAAGGCTCCAAAATTTTCGAATAAAAGATTAGATATTCCTCCTTGTATATCAGGTTGAAATAATCTTTCATACGGACTTGTTTTTACTATATTATTGATTGACCTATTAATAACATTATTTTTTTTAACTTGTACTAGATCACCATGTGCAGGATGACTTGTCATGTCCATATCAAAATCTACGTATTCTTTTCCGTGTGTTGTGGCCATATTTACCTCTGTATTATTTAGTTAAAACCAATGTCATTATGTGTGAGGATCTAAATCATCGGAATCTGTATAGTCTAGTCCTCCTGATCCGGCATCTCCACCGAACGAAACAGTTCCTCTTACTCCTATATCTAATTTTCCTGCAATTCTCTTATTCTCTATCGATCCTATTAATATCGGTGCTAACCTATCAATAGCGTTAAATCCAAGAACTTCCACTCCTACAAATAAAACACCGGCAGCATAACCTAAATTAGAAGGTAATCCTGTCGAACCTGTTATCGCAGCTGCCAACCCAGAGTTACCATTCTTCTGTTTTTCTATATGAAGAGCATATATTCCAGCGTTAGATAAATCTACCTCAAAGAATTTTAAAAATTTCTCAATAGTTGCAATCATCTTTTCTAAATCTGTTATCAATCCTTGGAGCACATCAATAATGTCTTGAATAAATTTACTTGATGTGGCGGTATATCCTTTAACCATTACTACAAAATTTTCTATATTCTCAAAAAATTCATTCCACATTGGAACAAGTTCACCTACTTGAATACTTTTAAAATTAGGCTCTACGGACTCCATTGGCACAGATAATTTTTGGCTCGATACTGTACCATATTTTGGATATACTCTTAGTGGTTGTTTCTCTCTCCTAGCTGCTTCATCTGTCGCTGTTCCTCTTGCCGCGAGCTTACTTTCCTGTAGTCCTGAGTTCCTCCCTGAGTTGGGCGGGCCCGGCAACTGAAAAGTTTCTACACCCTTAGTCATATAATTTTTCTGTTTTTCTTTTCCGACTCCCCAATGACCGTAAATAGCTTGTTCACGAACAGCATCATTTTTGGTCCAATCTTCCACACCATCCGCCTCTTTAGTAGGAATGGGTTTTATTTCTACTAACATATCCTGAAAACGTCCATCTGCATTCATATTTTCTTCTCTTAATCTTTCTCTTGTGTCTCCCATATCAGCTGTTTCTGTAGTTAAAACAGTAGAAACAATTGAAGTGTCTTCTTTGCTAACAACTTGTATTATTTCACCTAACCCTCCAAAATGGATTCCTCTTATAACATCTCCCACAGCAAATAATCCATATTTTGAATCACACATAGTCAAGTTTAGTAATTGAGTTGGAGGATTTCCCCATTCGTTATAAGCATCCATAATGGTTCCACCAACAGATTCCATGAATTCCGGTATCTCTTCAAAAAGTTTAGAAAATGCGAAAAAACTTTCTACAAATACTTGATATGAAGGTGCAGCTATAAGCATTACTATAGCAGAAGAACTGACACCACTTAGTTTACTACCTTTTAAATTTGGTCTACCTGACCACATGCAACTATTAAGTTGTACCCTATCGACTTTATAATCAGCGTCAGTAAGACCTTGATAGTTTGCGTGTGATGGTCCTACATTATATAACGCTAATCCATATTCTTTAACTTTAGGATCCCAATCGGAAAAAGGCTCGCCGTCTTCATCATATACTATTTCACCCTTTGCCGGATTTATCAAAGGTGGGCCCGACAACTGATTTGTTTTATATCTAGGAACATCTCCTTCATCATTTAATGCTTC